GAGGCCCCGACCCTTCCTGTTTCTTTTTACCCCGAAAACGCCTCAACAAGTCATTATCGGCTTGAATCGGATGAGAACCAGTCATGACAACTCAAAACGGCTCTATCGGGCTGCAAACGGCTGAGGTAGGGGTAACAGAACCTCGTTATGGTTCCCAAGTGCCTAGAATCCGGTCAAAGCCTAGTGATCTACCTACTCGAGGCGATGAAATGATCGAGTTCTGTAAAGATATTGGCTTCCCGCTCTTGCCTTGGCAGGAACAGTTGGCTAGAGACTGCCTTCGGTATAAGCCAGATAACAGATGGCTGCATCCACTTATAGGAATCATGCTTCCTCGTCAACAGGGTAAGAGTACCTTTATGGCGCTACGAATCTTGTTTGGCATCTATGTTCTAGGTGAGAAAATGCACCTGGCTACAGCTCATAAGTTGACTACCTCATCTGAAATCTTTTTCAAGGTCTCAGAGATTATTGAAGGCTCTCAATTACTCCTGGATAACTTCGCTAAGAAGTACGAATCCAAAGGATCGCAGGAAATTCGGTTTAAGAATAAGGCTCGCTATCTAATCAGAGCTGGAAACTCAGCTGCTAGAGGTATTGCCGCACCCGATGTTATCCATATTGACGAATTGCGTGAGTTCGATACCGAAGATGTCTGGTCATCGATGCGATTTACCCAGATGAGTAATCCCAACCCGCAAGCCTATGTCTATTCCAACGCAGGCCATGCCAATTCGGTTTTACTGCATAAGTTTAGGGAGCGAGGACTTGCAGCTAGTGAAGGAGCCGATGATTCTATTGGCTGGTTCGAGTGGAGCGCTGAACCCGGAGCGGACATAACCGATAAGGAAGCCTGGTACCAGAGCAACCCAAGCCTTGGCCATACAGTTCATGAGGACAATATCAAGGACAGCCTTTCAGATCGTGAAGATATCTTCAGAACAGAAATTCTCTGCCAGTTCGTCTCGATGATTAACCCAGTCATCTCAGAAGCCGAATGGAAGAAGTGCAAGGTCGATAACTTGCCTCAACTCGATGTTGAAGCTGATACTTGGATGGCGATAGACCTTAGCCCGGACAGAAAGCATGGCTCATTAGTCGCAGGCCAGCGTATTGACGGCGATAGGTTCCAGGTGAGCCTTCTCCATACTTGGTTTAACCCAGTCAACCTCGATGACAAGGAAATGGCTAACGATATTGCTTACTGGGTTCGTAAGTTCCCGGTTAATGCCGTTGCCTATAGCAAATCGACAGCCTCAGCGGTTGCAGCTCGATTAGCACCAGCCGGAATTCCTATCCATGAGATTACAGGTCAGGAATATCAGCAATCATGCGATGAATTCGTTTCGGCGGTTTCTAGCCTTCGTCTCGCGCACTCGGATCAAGAGGAATTGACCAAGCAAGTTCTCAGCGCCGTTAAATTAACTAGAGGTGATGGCGGTTGGGTCATGGGTCGTAAAGCTTCTGGAATTGTCTGCGGTGCAGTTGCCTCAGCGATGGTTACTCACTTTGCGACACGCGCTGAATCTGAAGTAGACATTCAGATAGGATAATGTCTAGACAGTAGCGTATAATATGTCCAATGGGAATCCGGGACATCTTTACATCATCTAAGCCAGCAGTCGAGCTTACAGTCGATGCGGCTTCTGCTCCTGCGCCGTTTAACAATACGGCTTCATTTAATCCTTTCGTATTTACTCAGTCAGTCGCAACTCGTCAAACAGCGATGGCCGTACCAACGATTGCCCGCGCCAGGGGAATCATTTGCTCAACACTCGCAGGTCTCCCACTCGAGCAATACTCCAAGGTTGATGGTTCACACATGACCACGCCAGCAGTTATTAACCAACCAGATCCACGCGTTCCAGGTTCTGCTATTTACGCCTGGCTTGCGGAAGATCTCTGGCTACATGGTGTTGGGTATGGCCAAGTCCTCGAGCAATATGGTGACACAGGAAGAGTCCGCGCATGGACTCGCGTTGCACCAGATCGCGTAACAGTAAAATTGAATAACAATGACACAGAAATTATTGGCTACCAGGTAGATGGTTCAGTAGTTCCTAATCAAGGAATCGGTTCACTTGTAGTGTTCTACGGCCTCGATGAAGGATTACTGAATCGCGCAGGTCGCACAATTCGCGCAGCTCATGCACTAGAGCAAGCAGCAGAAACTTTCGCTAAAGAGCCAGTTCCACTTCAGGTTCTTAAGTCAAACGGTACTAACCTTCCAGCAGAGCGTATTTCAAAGCTTCTCGAGTCATGGCGTACAGCCAGACTTACTAAGTCAACAGCGTTCTTAAATGCTGATGTTGAATTGCAAGCGTTGGGCATCGATCCTGCCAAATTACAGCTGAACGAGGCTCGTCAGTATGTCGCATTGGAATTGGCTCGCGCTTGCAACCTTCCTGCCTACTTCGTAAGTGCTGAAGCAACATCGATGACATATAGCAACGCGATTTCAGAGCGCCGTTCGCTTATCGACTTCTCAATGAAGCCAATTCTTACAGCTATTGAACAGCGCCTTTCTATGCCGGACTTCTGCCCCTCAACTGGGGAGATTCGCTTCTCACTAGATGAATTCCTGCGTTCAGATGCTCTACAGCGCGCTCAGGTATACGAGATTCTTAATCGCATTGGCGCTATGAGTGTCGAGCAGATTAGAGAAGAAGAAGACCTTATCGACAACAAGGAGACCCGATGAAGATAACCATGCCAGTTGCCATTACGGCAGCAGATGCAGAGTCTCGCATTATTGCAGGCCGCATTGTTTCATGGAACGCAGAAGGTAACACTTCAGCAGGCCGCACAATGTTCAAGCCTGATTCAATCAAGATGAGCAAGAATACAAAGCTTGTCCTTCAGCATGACACCACTCGACCACTTGGCAAGTTAATGTCATTCGAGCAAGACGACGAAGGCATCACAGCAGAATTTAAGATCGCAAAGACAACCGCAGGTAACGATGCACTCGAAGAGGCAGCAACCGGATTGCGTAGCGATTTCAGCGTGGGTGTAGATGTCGAGTCATGGGATAACTCAAACGGAGTTATGGCTATTAGCGCATCTAACCTAATCGAGGTCAGCCTCGTCACAGATGGCGCTATTCCAGGCGCAGAGGTCGCAAAAGTAGCGGCAGAAGAAACCGAAGTTTCTGAGACAACTCAGGAAGAAACACAATCAACCACAGAAGGAGAACAAGTGTCAGACACTACCGTTCCAGAAGTTGCTCCTGCCGCAGAAACGGTAGAGGCTGCAAAGGTTGAAGTTAAGGCTGCAACAGCACCTTACATTTCAACAACTGTTCGTAACCCAATCGTTGATAAGGCTTCTTATCTCGAGCACTCAGTCCGTGCCTCACTCGGCAACGAGACTTCAAAGATGTATGTTGCAGCAGCAGCAGACACAACAGACAACGCTGGTCTTGTACCAACTCGTCAACTCACCGAAGTTATCAACGGCATCTCAAACGCAGACCGCCCAGCGATTGACTCAATCTCTCGCGGTGCTCTACCTGATGCAGGCATGACATTCGAAATTCCTAAGATCACAGTTGCTCCAACAGTTGCAGCAGCATCTGAAGGTGGAACACCATCTGAGACAGACCAGAACTCTGAGTTCGTTTCAGTATCTGTATCTAAGTACATTGGACAGCAGACATTCAGCCTCGAGCTTCTAGATCGCTCTTCACCAGCGTTCTTTGCAGAACTCGTTCGCCAGATGGAATTCGCATACGCTAAGGCAACAGATGCAGCAGTTCTTGCAGCACTTGTAGCAGGCGGAACAGACGGCGGAAACCGCACAGTTTCAGCTGCAAACATCGCAGACTTCGTCTCAGATGCAGCAGTTTCTATCTACAAGGGAACACTTGGTTTCGCTCAAAACATCATCGTATCTCCAGAACAATGGGGCGCATTGATGGGACTCGTTGACGGTTCAAACCGCCCAGTCTTCCAGCAGACAATCAACCCACAGAACGCAGGCGGCGATCTAACAGCTACTGGTGTTCGCGGAAACCTTCTCGGACTCAACCTTCGCGTTGACCGCAACATGACAACAGGTTCAGGCGTTGGCGACAACACAATGATCGTTGTTAACCCAGATGCTTACACATGGTACGAGAGCCCACGCCTCTCACTCCAGTCAAACCTCATCTCAACAGGTCAGGTTCAGGTTGGTTATTACGGCTATGGCGCAGTTGCGACAAAGCTTGGCGCAGGTGCTTACCGCTGGATGGTTGCATAACCAAAACTAATCATGGGGGGGCTGCTGCTCCCGGTGGCTCCCCCAGTCGTTTAATAGAGAGGATGTAGAGATGGCTTCAATCGTTACAGTCGCAGAACTGAGATCTATTCTTGGTGTCTCTACATCCCTTTATAGCGATGCTTATTTAACCGATGTGATAGATACGGCTGAAGCCGTGATTTTGCCAATGCTTGTCAAGTATGCAAACGCCATCGATGAAGTAGAACTAGAAGCAAATGTTGCTATCTACAGAACAGTCGGACAGAACGATTTCTCAGCGGGTCAGAGCGTAGTCATCACAGGATGCGGCTCCCCATTTAACGGAACTTTCACAATCTCAGATTCTTATGATGATCTCTTTACTGTAGCAATCACAAACGCAGACATCGCTGCAAAGCAAGTAATCCCTTCAGGCTTGGCTACTCTTTCAGGCGCTTCAACTTATGTTGGAGTCAGCGCAGTAGAGTCAGCAGTCCTAGCCGTATCAGTCGAGGTATTCCAATCTCGCATCGCTCCTGGTGGACAGATCGAGGGAGTCGACTTTACTAATGTTAGCCCGTACCGTTTAGGGCGCAGTCTCTTTAATCGTGTTTCAGGACTATTAGGGGCATACATCGACACCGATTCAATGGTGCAATAAATGCCTGCTTCAACAATCCTTGACACAGTACGCGAGCCACTAGCAGCAGCCTTCTCAGGCGTTGCAGGCAATGTCTATGCCTATGTCCCAGAAGCGCCTATGGTGCCTTTCGTGGTTACAGTTCCAGACTCTCCTTATCTCGAGTTGGAGACAATCGGCAAGACCACGCTTCACACAAAAATTAACCTCGTAATTTCAGTCGCGGTTGCATATAACAGCAACCCTGCATCGCTCGACAACCTCGAGCAGCTCGTAATAAGTGTTCTGAAGGTGATCCCAGCAGGGTACACAATCGGAGCGGTTGAAAA